AAGGGAGGAGTAGACGGTGTATCTATGATTCAAAAGGTGGGCCGGGCCTTACGCGTTAAAGAGGGTAAGCGTAACCCACCTATAATTGACTTCGTGGATCCACAGGGCTGGTTCCACTCTCAGAGTGAGGCGCGCATTAGGATAGCCACTGATACATACGGTGGTGATCACGTCACTGTATTCACTACTTGACACTAGCGCTGTCCTAGCATGCCCATGCCTTGCGGGCCTTGCATAAGCGCTTGTTAGGTGTCTTGCGACAGTCTATATCGTGCATATCCGCCTGGCCTGCGCTACGCGCACAGAAGCTCTTACGGCGGGCCGCATCCGTCTTGTTCTTGGGATTAGGGGCAGGGGGCTTCAGGTTAGAGCCAGTAGCGCGATTGTAATCAGCGCGGCCCTTAGCTGTTAGCCCTCCGTCCGGATCCTTGTGCTCTTTCTTAAAAGTGAAGCTCTTCTTCTTAGCCATAGTTATTAACAGACATTAGAAATTGTGTTAGAATTAATCTCAATCCCTAGTAGGGTTTGAGATTCACCATTATCATACTCAACGTAATTGGTTAATAGTAGGTGTTATTGTGTATTAGTTTTAAACCCTACTAGAGATTGAAACTGATTGAATTATGGTAGATTCCCAATCCGAATATTGATAAGATAACTTTTTATTTAGGAGACACAAAGTGATTACTGCAAAACAATTAAAAGAGTTTTTGGCGACCGTTGAAGACAATGCGCTTATTTTTATAGGGAAAAGCGGAGGGATGTCTTATGGTTGCCAAGATTTTATGGTTAAGAAGGAATTGTTTATAGAGAAAGAAGACCAGTTTCTTGATTCTCTAATTTGGGACCACGACTTCGATGACGAAGAAATTGAAAAGCTTGAGAAGGAAGCTATCGAGCGACAAGCTGTCTATTTACAATACTACCCAGATTGGGGAGAAGATTAAATATTAAGGAAAAAGAAACAATTAAGTTTAAGCTTTATTAGGGATTGAAACTGATACTAAACAATGAATCAAACGCAACTAGATAAAAAGATCGATCAATTTCTAAGAAAGAAATTAACCAAAGCAGAACTAAAAGAGATGGGAATAAAACCACACTCTTTAATCTTAACAATACGCAATCTTATCGAAAGGTATCTATCTATTATTTGGACTAATCTTAAAGAAGATGTTCCTTATGGATGGGAGCAATTTTTTGAATGTTTTCGTTTATGGCAAGAATTAATATCTGAGAAAGACTGTACTAATTCTTGCAAAGGAATGTTTTTCTGGTTTCTTAGTGATAAGCAATGGTATCTTGGCAATGAATAAACATTAAAACTTTATATGTAAAATTAATCGGAGTCACAATATGTTTTATGTAGAACTGTTAAATCCTTGATATTCTTACTCTTACTCTATTCAAGACAGTCAGTCAGAAGAACCCCCAAGAGAATTAACCCATGATATCAGCAACCACTCACTCACAAACCATCTTAGAAAAACTAAACGCCCTCACTCCCCAACAACAGCAAGAAGTAATCGACTTTATTAAATTCTTGCAATTTAAGGCAGAGAAGAAAGAACTCACTGAAGAAAAAACGATTTCATTCTATGAAGCAGCCAAAGAATATATTGGTTGTGTCGATGGCGGACCGGGGGACTTAGCCACTAATAAAGACTATCTTCGAGGTATTGGCAGCAAATGAAGTCAAATATTCTGTTAGATACGGGATTTTTAGTCAGTGATATTAATAAAAACCGTCAAACTCAAAAAGGATTAGAAGGTTATTTACAGACCTTTCTAAATATTTGGAATCGAGAATTAGAACCTGATGGTGAATTTAGTTGGCAGATTATTCGGTTTCAGTTTAAAGAAACAAAAAGTTTTATGTTAGCTATTGTTTTCTCTACACAAGAGTACGGAGAAAAACCTCAACCCGTTTCTGAATTAGAACAAAAGCAACGAATAGAATCTCTTAATCAACTAATAAAACAGAAAAATGATTTAGTTTGTTCAGTTTCTGATACAGAAATTATCATTATTAAGCGCAATGAACAAAGACTATGGACTTGTAGTATGGCGCGTAAAGACGCAGATGAAGCTGTGCTTCAACTTCTCAATTTGCAAGAATCTCAAAAGAATCAAGAAAATCAAAAACCATGATTGACAGGCATTAAGAATTATGGTAAGATAAATCTAAACAAGGGTTAGTGGCCGAGTAGTCGAAGGCGACAGACTGTAAATCTGTAGAGTAATTCCACGCTGGTGCAAACCCAGCCTAACCCACTAAAAATAATAACCATAGGAGTAAATCAATGGACGAAACAATTACAGTTTATGTCACAAAATACGCTTTGACAAGTGGCATTATAAAGTGCAATGGAAAAATCTGCCATGGGGTATTTTCCCCGGATAATCCCCGTAAATTTAATATGTTAATGCTAGACGGATTTACCTCAAAAGAGTATGTGCTAACGGAAACAGAAGCTCAAAAAGTCTTTGAAGAAAAGAGACTTAAAGCAATTAAACAAACTGAAAGAAAACTTGAAAAACTGAAGAATCTAAAAATGCGACTCAATGAGTATTAAATGAATTTATTAACTCGTGACTGGTGGCATAATTTAATAGGTACTAGAGACGGGAATTGAACCCGCAAAACTTAATTAAATCTACTCCTGACGAAACGCCCTTCCCTCACTCAATCTTTGCCAAGTTCGGTGGATTCGCAAATTTCAGTTTTGAAACAAAAAACAAAGGTATTTTTTGTATTAAGTCCCTTTTCGGTTGAAGGCTCCGTTTCAGCCTTTAGCTACCAAGCTACTCTAGCATTTCAATTTTATCAGAGACTTCTAAAATTGTCAATCCTTGCATGACTACTTATGTTCTTTATTATTATTCATGGTCTAAGTGGTTCAGGTAAGACTGAAGCCTCTAAATGTTTATCTAAGTTACTGGGGGTAGAGGAGATTCATCCTATAGCTCCATGGAAGCGCTTCACAGAGAAATACTATGGATTGCCAGAGGGGGCCCTCGATACAACAGTATACAAAGAGTATACGCCCAATGGTATGAATATAACCATGAATCAGTTCATGGTTAATCTCTATCACTTCATGAGAGAGAATGACCCCTACTTCTCTAGTCGTATGATGCGGACTGAGATACAGCACCATATCAGCGAGGGTATACCTACTCTTCTATTGTCCCTACGCAACCTGGAGGAGGTAGAGGTAATAGAGAGTATGCTATCTACATTGATTAATAGATGTTGTATAGTAATCAATATAAGCCGCTCGTCTGAGCAGGTACTGAGTAGTGATGTTAACTATCAGGCTATTAAAGACCGTCTGGCTCGCCTTAATGGGGCGGGCGTTCATTATATAGACATAGTTAATGACTACCGCAGAGTATCAGACTTGAAGAGGGCACTAGAGAGATTGCTTAAGATTTATGTCAATTCTAGATAATAGACCGTGGTACTACGTTATATATAAGGGCCCCGATTCTTATATAGGTGTGACTGATTATCTCGCGGCCGTGGCGCATGATAGGCAGTCTAGTCTAAGTTTTATGACGCAGCAGAGTAGATTACTTAATTACCTGAAGAAGGGGCGCGCAGATTATAAGGCTAGTATCCGCGTAGCCCGCGCTATTAGGCCCGCCAGTGTAACAGGTTATGGTAACTATCTAGTAAGACAGAAGGGACACCTATCAGTTATTGAGCGGTGTGATGTTAGTACTCCTCATAGTCATAAGCATTTGAAATCCGCGCGGGCCGAGTTGATTACCTATCTCGAATGCGAGATGGACCGATGGAGTAAAACAATTAGGACTATACGGAGATTAGATGCAGATAACGTTCAACGGCCCCTATCAGATGCTGCTGGGTCCAGCAGGGAGTGGTAAAACAACATACATACAGAGTTTGAGTAAGGCCCTCATCACTAGTAGTACCGGCGTGAGCGCTATTAATGCAGGCGGTACTACTGTTCACGCGGCCCTCCAGTTTTTCGACACTACTAGCCTATTACGCGCTGCTTCCAGTGGAGCGCTGGCCACTAAGCTACGGGCTATATCTAATCTTTTCGATACCCTAGTCATAGACGAGATCAGTATGTTACATGGCCCGCAACTAACTATTATCCATCACGTAATGGAGAAGAGTAACATAAATATGAATCTCCTACTCGTGGGGGACTTCTGTCAGTTACCACTAGTACCAGATAAGAAGGTCACTAGCACGCCAGTCTATCAAACAGACTGCCTGCAGAGCTTCGATATACAGTACTTACGAGAGGTCAGGCGCCAGAGTGACCCCGGCTTTATACAGGCACTGACTAGCGTAAGAGAAGGGCGGCCTCAGGAAGCAGTAGATTGGTTCATGGATAATGTAGAGTTTGTCAATCAGATCGATGATAACTACGCGGGCACTACTATCCTGACTACTAATGATAGTGTAGATAGATATAACGCCGTGCACTTAGCACAACTAGAAGGGCCTAGTCGCCTCTACACTAAGAACTACGTTATACCGAAGGGGTGTAGGGCCGCTCCTGAGTGGAGCCAAATACCCGAATCAGTAGAGCTGAGGAAGGGCGCGCGCGTTATTCTACTTCGTAACAGACTACCTGCGTATGCTAATGGCGATATCGCTATAGTCAAGGAGCTCATGACTAACACTATACTGGTGACAGTAGAACGTACCGGTCAGGAGACTATCATTGAATACGTAACACGAGATAATAAAGAGCTCGGCACTAACAAGCTACTGGGCCGCTGCCACTACTTACCCGTTAGACTGGGCTACGCCCTCACTGTTCATCGTAGTCAGGGGCTTACGCTTAATAACGTACAGGCTCGTCTCAGTAATTTACGTTGGCTCAGCGGGGGCCTCTATACTATTCTTAGTCGTGTACGTCATTATAGCGGCCTCCGCCTGATAGGTACACGATCTACCTTCTGTGATAGTTGCTATATAGAGCCTTCTATCCTTAAATTCTATAATCAGTTAGGTACTAAATTATGATGTTCGATTTACTTAGATACTTGCGGGGGCGTATATCTGACTTTCGCGAACCATATCAATCTCGTACGACTCTTGGCGACGAGATCTTCTGCTGGTTTTATGGTACTCGCCGTCTCGCGTGTGTTAAATGGATTAAGGGTGGTTATTGTATTATCCCTAACTACCGCCCTAATCTATTGAGCTTCTTATCTATATACAAGTTGGCTCAACAATACAATGACGAGGAGGCACCTGATGCCGTATACCAGGCCTATAGAAACCTATTTGATAACAATGGGTGAACTACTGTGAGGTAAAACCTTTCATCTATTATTAGTAGCCCCCCTGCCAAAGTGCAGGGGGGCTATTTTTCAGTAGATATACTTTGGTTATTCGCTATTGTTAATTTAAGAGAAAAATAAAATGCACCAAAATATAAGCACCGATAAGGCAATCAAGCTACTCAAAGAAGATGGTAATGCTGATTGGTCATGGTCGGGCGCTGAGGCTTTAGTTGGGTATCTAGAAGATTTAGAGGATGACCTTGATAAATCTATCGAATTTGATAGAGTCGCTATGCAGTGTGAATATTCAGAATACTCTAGCGCACTAGAAGCGGCCGAACATTATGGCTTTATACCAGAAGATGATGAGGATGAGAATGATGTAGAGTCATCTGCTATTACTTATCTAGAAGACAGAACAACAGTAATTAAATTTGAGGGGGGCGTTATTATTCAACAATTTTAATTAATTAATTAGACATAAAGTATCTTAACGAGTATTCTTTTGCTAGTTAGTCTATTCTTATTGATGATAAGAATAATTAGTTATACTGTTATTTCAGGACAACTGAAATAACAGTATGTGGTACAACATATTGTCATCTATACGGAGGGTATAAATGCTTACTGAATTTTTGCACGATTGGGTCAAGTCTGAGCCTCACATTTGTGGGTATGGAGTGGGTACTTTTCGGAATACCTTTTTTATCCAACTATCTTGGGGTGATTGGATTTCTATCTCTACCTCTGATCCTGATCCCTTTTTGTTAGATCGGGGGTCGCTTGCTAAGTTGATCTATTTTTTCCAAATGCGTCTAGATAGCTTTGGCTATGGTTGGGTCATCCAACGATTACCTAATAGTTATACTGTGCAGGTCAGCGTGAATCCTGATCCTTCCAAGACTTCACGCTGTTTTGGTTCTCGGCAGGAGTCTCTTATTGAGGCTTTGTTAGAGGTGTATTTAATGGTGGTTGCTTATAAGAAAAAGTCGGTTTTACGTCCAGTAAAAAAGGAGGCATTTGATGAAAGAGATTAATACAAACTGTTGGGCGCCCCATAATGAGAAATGGGCGCCGTATCGCGAATGGGTCTACTACTACGTTAATGCTGGGGGGCCCGCCAAGTTTTACTATAGACTGGCAGGAAATGTATTATATAACATTCTAGATGAGGGGGACTATTTCGATGAAGATTATTAATTCTAATGATTGGGCTCCTCGTAATACTAGATGGGCTCCATATTGGGGTGAACTTGTACCTATTACTGATCCTCTGATAACAAGTGGTCATAATTTATACTATAAGTTTCATACTTATAATAATCAAGGGCTTGCTTGGTTTTACCGTAAACTATCATTAGATGAGGATGATTATCTCTATGAAGATTATTAATTGTAATGGTTGGCTTAGTAGTAATTGGGGTCCACATATGTCTATATCTAAATCCATTACTGACCCAGCGATTCTAGCAAACGGCGATAATTTATATTATACATGGTTCTATGAAATTATAATTGGGGCCTATACTCTTGAATTAGACAAGTTATATTTTTCTATCGACTTGTTTTATTATAACCTGCGTTTTTATCAGCGCTCTTTAACATAGACTGGTATATTGATATTTTAGGTGAGGATGATTATTTCGATGAAGATAATTAATTGTAATGACTGGGCCCCACGTAATCACTTGAATATACCTATACCTATTACTGACCCGCCTATTGACCTACAGGGGTTATTAGGCAAATTGTATTTTGCTTATAGTCCTGGAAGACTCGCCTGGTTTTATTATAGACTGGGAGAATTTGTGATATATCACTTTCTGAATGAGACCTTAAGCTTGGGGGGTGATTACTTCAATGAGAGCGATTAGATGTAACAGGCTTAATTACTTTTTTTATTTTGTTGAGGGTCTCGATACCTATACTCCTGAATTAAGGTTTTATGCTGTCGACCGATTTTACTATAGACTGTGTATACACATGGCAGATAAGTATATATGGGGCCTATACCCTTGAATTACACAAGTTATATGTCTCTATCAACTTCTTTTATTTCAAGGCGTTTTACTACAGACAGGATATTGATATTTTAGCTGAGGATAACTATCTCTATGAAAACAATTAATCCAAATTGCTGGGCCCCGTGTAGTGAATGGATTGCACCTATACCTATCACTGCCCCGCCAGTAGCAAATATCAATAATTTATACTATAGCTTCTATCTTTATAATTCTAGAGGACTTGCTATATTTTACTATAGACTGTCGGGAATAGTATTATATATTCTATATAAGGACAATTATTTCGATGAAGAAGATTAATTCTAACAATTGGGCCCCACGTAATCAGTCGAGTATACTTATACCTATTACTAACCCGCCTGTTGGCCTACAGGGATTATGCTTTTTTGCTTATAATCCTGAGAGACTCGTCTGGTTTTATCATAGACTGTCATATATGTTATATAACATTCTAAATGAGGGTGGTTATTTCAGTGTGCTATACAACATTCTATATGAGGACACTTATTTCGATGAAGAAGATTAATTCTAACAATTGGGCTCCTCGTTATGCGTGGACTCCATACATACCTACCACTAATCCGCCTCTAATGAGCATTGATAATTTATACGATAGTTTTTATGTTTATAATGATACTGGGGGGCTTGATATGTTTTATTATATACTGACAGGGGCAGAATATTACTTCTATGAAGAAGATTAATTGTAACGATTGGGCTCCTCGTAATAAGCCGGTTCCGTATGAAGAGGCCGCACCCATACCTATTACTAACCCGTTAATAGTAAACCATAATTATTTATACTATAACTTTCACACTTATAGTGCCGGAGGAGTCGCTTGCGTTTACCGTAATATAACCTATCATTATTTTTATGAAGAAGATTAATTGTAATAATTGGGCTCTGCGTAATATTAAATGGGCTCCGTCTGGATGGGGGGCATATGTACCTACTGCTGTCCCTCCAATAGCAGATAATAAGTTATTCTATAACTTCTATTTTTATCATGATGGAGGGCCCGCCAAATTTTACAATAGACTAGTAGGAGTAGTGTTGTATAGCTTTCTAGATGAAGATAACTACAACCTATTATTACTTCTATGAAGATGATTAATTGTAACAATTGGGCGCCTCATAGTAATAACGATTGTTGGACTGCACGTAATAAGTTGAGTATACCGATACCTATTACTGACCCACCGATTTTACCAAATGGTGATAATCTATACTATCTATGGTTCTATCGTTACTACTATGAAAGCATGGGTCTCGGGGCCTATATCCCTGAATTAGACAAGTTACATGTTCCTATCGACTTGTTTTATTATAAACTAGCATGTTTGTTATATGACTTTCTAGGGGAGGGGGATTATTTCTATGAAGATGATTGATTGTAATGATTGGGCTCCGCGTACTATTAAATGGGCTCCGTATGAATGGAATGCACCTGTACCTATTATTGTTCCTCCAGTAGCAGATAATAATAAGTTATTCTATAACTTCTATCTTTATCATGGTGGAGGGCCTGCTTGGTTTTACTATAGATTGTTATATTTCGATGAAGATTATTAACAATTGGCCTTTACGTAATGAGTTGAATATACTTGCTGCTGACCCGTCGGTTTTAGCAAACAGTGATAGTTTATACTATAGCTTTTATCGTTACCACTACAAAACTTCTATCATGTTATTTTATTATAGACTGACACTGTTCGCTAAGGACGATTTCTATGAAGATAGTTGGTAGTAACAAATGGGTCCCACGTCATAAGTTGAATATATCTATGCCTATTAGAGTTTATTGGGGGCTCACTATGTTTTATTATAGACTGGCAGGAGCAGTAGTGTTACCTTTGAATGAGGATGATTATTTCGATGAAGATGATTAATTGTAACAATTGGGCCTCTCGTAATAGAAGGGCTGCGCATATACGGGATATACCTGTACCTATTACCAACCCGTTGATAGCAAACCGTAATTATTTATACTATAAATTTCACACTTATAGTGCCGGAGGAGTCGCTTGCGTTTACCGTAACCTATCATTATTTCTATGAAGATAATTAATTCTAACGGTTGGGCTCCGCGTGATATTGAATGGGTTTCGTATGCATGGAATGCACCTGTACCCATTACTAACCCTCTGATAGCAGATAATAAGTTATTCTATAACTTCTATCTTGATGATTCTAGAGGAGGGACTGTTTGATTTTACCATAGATTGTTATATTTCGATGAAGATGATTAATGGTTGGCCTTCACGTAGTAAACTAAATACATATATCACTGACCCGTCGATTTTAGTAGACAGTGATAGTTTATACTACAGTTTCTATAACTATAACTTTCATACTTATAACGCTGGGGGGCCTGCCAGGTTTTACCATAGACTAGCGGGAGTAGTGTTGTATAGCATTCTATATGAGGACAATTACTTTAATGAAGATGATTAATTGTAACAATTGGGCCCCACGTAATAACTTGAATATACCTATACCTATTACTGATCCGTCTGTTGACCTACAAGGATTATTAGGTAAATTGTATTTTGCTTGTAGTCCTGGGAGACTCGCCTGGTTTTATTATAGGCTGGGAGGATTTGGGTTATATGGCCTTTATGGGGGGCGGTTACCTCAATGAGGGCAATTAGTTATAACAAGCTTAATTACTTCTTTTATTATTGTGAGCGTATGGATATCGATACCTATACTCCTGAATTAAGGTTTTATGCTGTCGACCGATTTTATTATAGACTGGTATGTGACATAGTAAATAAGTATATATTCTATAAAGATGATTAATTGTAACGTTTTCAAACTTGCTTTGTTTTACGACTGGACTCCCAAGAATAAGCTAAAGTTATTATCTACCGGCGGGTTTTACTATAGACTAAAAGCTACGATATACGACATTCTATATGAGGATAATTATTTCGATGAAGATGATTAGTTATTGGCCTATGCTTAATAACAAACTTAGGGTATCTATATCTAGTAGAGAGCCTTCCACTGATATAAATGTAAGAAAGTATTATAATCATAATTATTTCAACCTCGCTACGCATTACAGTATTTTTTGGGTGGGGGTGTCTGCTTCGACATCTTTGTTTTACTTCAGACTGGGTAGGAGTATGTTTTTATGAAGACTATTATATGTGATGAGTTGACTCTACACAATAAGCTTAGAGCCTCTATGCTTATTGAGCCTTCCGTTAGAACAACCGGCTTAGTACCTAGGTTTTATTTAATAAGCAGGTTCTACGTCCGTTCGTTCTACTCTAGATTATATAGCGCTCTAGATAAGGACGATTATTTCGATGAAGATGATTAGTTGTAATAATTGGGCTCCTCGTAATAGAAAATACCATCTATGGTCTTATCGTTACTACTATGAAAACATGGGTATCGAGGTCTATATCCCTGAATTGAACAAGTTACATGTTCCTATCAACGTATTTTATCATAGATTAGGAGATGTGTTATATAACATTCTAGATGAGGATGATTATTTCGATGAAGATAATTAATTGTAGCAAATGGGCCCCACGTAATAGGTTAAATATACCTATACCTATTACTGATCCGTCTGTTGACCTACAGGTATTATTAGGTAAATTGTATTTTGCTTATAGTCCTGGGGGACTCGCCTGGTTTTATTATAGAATGGGAGAATTTGGGATATATGGCTTTCTGAATGGGGGGCGATTACTTCAATGAGAGCAATTAGTTGTAACAAGCTTAATTACTTGTTTTATTATTATGAGGATGTGGGCCTCGAGAGTCATATTCCTGAATTAAGCAAGTGCTCTATCAACCGGCTTTACTATAGACTAGTGGCTTTTATATATAACGCTCTAGATGAGAGTGATATTCTAAATGAGGATGATTACTTTAATGAACACTATCTCTAAATATTGGATTACACATAATAACCTTATACTTACTACTGAGTCTTTCGCTGAGATAAATGATTTAGTAAGCTATAAATCTTTCAAATTTGCCTTTATTATGCACAATAAGCTGAAGGCCTTTATACTTATTACCTCTGTAGACCTGTTTTACTATAGACTGTCTAACACATTCTAGATGAGAATGAATAAGGATTACTTTATACATAAGGACGGTTATTCTAGTGAAGATGATTATATGTGAAGGGTGGACTCTAAACAATAAGCTTAGAGCTTCTATGCTTATTGAGCCTTCCGTTGGGGCAAATTACTTTCGGACTCTGCACAATAAGTTGAAGACCTCTATACTTATTATCTCTGTCGACCAGTTTTATTATAGACTGGTAAGTGTGTTATACATAACATTCTAGATGAGGATGAATAAGAATGATATTTTATATAAGGACGGTTATTTCAATGAAGAATGTTTCTAACGATTGTCTGTTACCTTGGATTTTGAATAATGATTATCTCAATGCCTTGCGCTTGTTTCATTATTATGAAGAGATGGGTTTCGAGATTTATACTCCTAAACTAAGCAAGTGTTGCGGCTCTATCTTCCGGTTTTACTGTAGATTGATAAATATGTTAGAAAACATCCTAGATAAAGATGATATTCTAGATGAGGGCGGTTATTATCTTGAGGATGGCCAATTTGATGAATATGAGGACGGTTATTTCGATGAAGATGATTAATGATTATTGGTCTCTGCACAATAAGCTTGAGGCCTCTATGCTTATTGAGTTTTCCGTTGGGGCAAATTACTTAGTAACCGAGTCTTATTTAATGGGCAGGTATTATGTCGGTTCGTTTTACTCTAGATTGAATCATAAGAGTTGCATTTTATGAAGATGGTTAATTGTAAAGTTTTTAAACTTGCTTTGTTTTACGACTGGACTCTCAACAATAAGTTAAAGGCCCGTACACTTATTATCTCTACCGGCGGGTTTTACTATAGACTAAGAGCTGCGATATACGACATTCTATATAAAGATGATTATTTCGATGAAGATGATTAATGATTGGTCTCTGCACAATAAGCTTATTAAGGCCCCTATGCTTGAGTTTTCCGTTGGGGCAAATTATTTAGTAACCCGGTTTTATTGGTTTATTATTCTAAATGAGGACGGTTATTTCGATGAAGATGATTATGATTAATGATTGGACCTTTGAGGCCTTTATGCTTATTGAGCCTTCCGTTAAGGCAAATTATGGTATCTGGTCTTATTTAATGAGCAGGTACTATGTCGGTTTGTTTTATTCTAGATTGGGTCATAAGAGTTTGTGTGATTGGACTCTACACAATAAGCTTAAAGCTTCTATACTTATTACTGAACCTTCCACTGAGACAAATAATAAAAAGCCTCTATGCTTATTGAGTCTTTCGTTGGGGCAAATTACTTAGTAACCTGGTCTTATTTAATAAGGTCGGTTCGTTTTACTCTAGATTGAATCATAAGGGTTTGTTTTGATGAAGAGAATTTCTACTTATTGGATTTTATATAATAATTGGGTTCTGTGTAATAATGATTATTTCAAATTGGGTTCGCTTTACGACTGGACTATCGACAATAAGCTCAAGGCCTCTATACTTATTACTTTTATAGATCAATTTTACTATAGACTGCTATACAATTATTTCGATGAAGACTAAATTGTAATATTTGGATTCTGCACAATAAGCTGAAGGCCTCTATACTTATTACCTCTGTCGACCAGTTTTACTATAGACTGGTAAGTGAATTGTCTAACACATTTTAGATGAGAATGAGTAAGGATGACATTATACATAAGGGCGGTTATTTCAATGAAGATGATTTCAATGAAGATGATTATGATTAATGATTGGTCTCTACACAATAAGCTTAAGGCCTTTATACTTATTGAGCCTGCAAATTACTTAGTAACCCGCTCTTATTTAATGAGCAGGAATCATGTCGGTTCGTTTTACTCTAGATTGAATCATAAAGGTTTGTTTGAATGAATACTATTAATCATAACGATTGGACTCTGCACAATAAGCTGAAGGCCTCTATGTTTATGCCTGAACCCCCCATTGAGGTATATCACTTAATGCGTAAGTTTTATGATTGTAATTCTTTCGAACTTGCTTTGTTTTATTACAGACTGGAAGTATGCAATTTATATTAGAGGGCGATATGTGGCGCGATAGACGAGATATAAATATATGGCCTGAACCATGTCGAAGGTATCCCTTAAGAACGGAAGTATGGATGACGTGGGTGAGGTATGTTGACCGAGATATTCTTATGGAATGGGCTACGGGTAAGTGACATCACTTATCTCGAGCATCTTGCCATTAACAGGCAATATGTATTAATGTTTAAGTTCAAGCTTAGTTATTATAGGGCATTCATACAATATACGGAGAGCGGTGACGAGAGAGAATGAACAACTGATAATGGAGCGGCTAACTATACCAGAGCTACTAAATCTACGGCATGGTACTAATGATTGTCCTGCTTGTGGGGGCCGCGGTAAGCTGAGTGTATATCCGCACTATATGAAGTGCTGGAGGACTAGTTGTGAGTTGAACGCAGGTATGGGCCTGGTTAATGCCTGGCGTTGGCATACTAAGCTTGATTATGCTGGGGCTATGCAACAGTTAGAGGCCCGCGCCGGTATACGTCAGGCCCGCGAGGTTATGGATGCTCGCAGTATAGTACTAGAGAGCGCGCTAGAGGCCTATCACTATTATCTTGATACTACGCCTGCTGCTCAGGATTATATACTACGGCGGGGCTGGTCTCTCGATCTAGCTCGTAGTATTGGTATAGGGTATGCTCCTCCTGGTGGTCTACGTCAATTCGATATAGATCATGAGGCATTAGCCCGCGAGGGTCTGATTAAGGAGGACGGCGAGGATTACTATAGGGAACGCATTATATTCCCTATACGAGATACACGAGGTCATCTAGTCCATATGGTTGGTCGCTATATAGGTAGTAGTGAGAGGGCCCCCCGTTATAAGGATACGCGGGCCGCTATTAATAGTAAGCGCTATCTCTATCTAGAACATTGTCTTAAGGAGTATAGTAAGCACCCAGCTCGCGAGCTATATATAGTTGAGGGCCCGCCTGATGCCACATCACTAGTAGGTCGTGGTTTACCTGTAGTGGGGTTATTGGGTCTGGAGTATCTATTATGTCACACCAGTAAATTCAAGCCCTTCCGTCATATCACATTTATATTCGACTCAGATAAGTATAGCGATGATCATCCTACTCATGCTGGCGTATATAAGAGCTGGGTGCGTATCATACCTCAACTAGTTCAGCTGCAGATTAACTTACCATTAGCTGAGCTTATGACGTATATGGTTGCTGATTATAAGGATATTAATGAGTGGTTGGTAGCAGAGCCTCGCGTTAATGCTGCTGATACTATTAATGCTAACCGCATACTATTCGTAGATGATTTACTAGCTCAATGGGGGCCCGACATTAGTCATCACGTAGATATATTGCGGGTATTAACTGCCACTCATTCCCCCTTAGGGCTACTGGCTCCTTATGTAGATAATCAATTAGGGCCCCTTGAATATGCCTCTCTACTATTTGGATCGTGATGACTAATTATCACGTGAGTATACCAGCTCGCGATTGTATGATATACCCCTATTATGTAGGGCGTTACGCTGATGGCCGCTATAGTGCTGTTACTATAACACTACAGTCGAGTTGGGCCCAGGAGTGGCGTATGTATAGACGTGCCATAGAGTATCTATGTGAGGATAGTGAGGGCCCGCCGATTATAACAGGCTACCTATCTGATATGGAGCGGCCCCGCTCTGGCGCTGCCTGGTACTGTCTAGATACTACTGAGTATCTGCACAACTATAACCTAAATATATATCACGAGCGCTACCCTACCCTGGGTATACTAGATCATAGAGGTATAGCTACGCCTCATCATATAGAGGCACTAGCTCAGCTAGAGTTTTTACCTTACTTCTATCATCCTCTTATCGCAGCGCGGGCCTGTTATCTTATAGAGCCCCGCCCTGTCTGGTTAGAGGCCTTCCTATCATCTGATATTAACAGGAGATTATTTAATGTCTGCTAACCTATCTATGCTTATTAGTCTTAATCTAGAGTATCTGATGAAAGAGTACCCTAATAAGCCATTCCATGTGTATCTCTGTCAGATGGATGCAGCTCTATGTGAGAGAGTAATCGAGGAGGAGCCGCCCGCCTCTTTACTTGAATTACTTCCGCGTATCTTCATAGAGATCAACGACCTATTATCTCCTAACTTTATAAATAAGGATGTGCGCTTCTTTGACAATGCCAAGGTAGAAAAGGTGCTTAAGGCTCAACCTAGCTCTGTAATTCAATTTTGCGAGGGCCGCCTAGCGTATTATCAAGAAAGAAACGTTCTATTAATTAAGGACTAATCAAATGTTTACTATTAATTACCGCTATTTAGTAGAAGCGCAGGAGTACTATAAACAGAAGGGCTATAGAATAGTCGATCTAAAATGGGTCGTGCCCTCGCGATATCGGCTCTATAACCTCACCAGAGCCTAACAGTCAGGCCTCCTATAGCTGTTACGACTCTTTTGTGCTGGTAGGTAGCGCAGAACAGACCTTCATCTATAATGCGATAAATGGACATTATCAGGCAGGTGACGCACTGCAAGCTATTACGCCGTGCTTTCGTCCACTGGATAATGATGATTATAGCCGCCCTTACTTCATGAAACTAGAGTTATTCGTGTATAAGGGTATGCCTGGTATGACTGAAGATACTATCTGTCGTGATGCATACCAGTGGATGCTACATTACATTAATCCACATAATCTCAAGTTTGTGCGTTGTGACAATGAGACAGATATAATTTATACCCCATTGAATCTAGAGCTGGGTTCTTATGGTAAGCGCTCTTATGAGGACCACTGGTGGTACTATGGCACTGGTATAGCTGAGCCCCGCTTTAGTATAGCAGTTAATGACTCCTTCCAGCCGGGCTATCACTCTAGTCCTATCCCTAAATATTTTGTTAATACGCTGGATAAGATATACGAGGAGTTGCTCGAGTGTCGCGAGGCCACTAATTCGTTATTGAGGCAGTGCGAGTTAGCTGATATACTACTCGCTGTTGAGCAATATGCTGTATCTCAATATGGTGAGGCAGGATGGGATGCTATTAGGGATATGGCTAAGCTAACACAACGCGCCTTCGCCGCAGATAAACGATAGCGCTCCCCATTCCACTAGAGTTAATGTCAAATCACTATTAATAATCCTGGGAGGTTAAGATGGATAATGCACCGTTAGTTATAGGGCTGGCTCTCGCTCTTATTACAATAATTGGCTTATTGTTTAATGACTTAACCTGATAGCCCTCACTGTCGTGCCTCTGTTGTCGAGACTAGTGTCAACCCGTCGTAAGTAGATCTACAATTTCTTAAGAGGTTTCTATGCTTAGCATTCAAGTCCGTCAGGGTGTATTTGAAACTAATAGTTCGAGCACCCATAGTATATCTATTCCCTGTCAGACTAGCCTTACTATCCCTGAATTAATACATTTCGAGATTGGCGAATTTGGTTCTGATACTATTATCCTGAGTTCTATAGCAGCCAAGGCCAGTTATTTATACACGGGCTTCGCCGCTAACGATAGGATGAAAGACGCCTATGACATGATACTCTACCTGCTATCAGAGGGTATTGCTGTAACTGCCGAGGATGTAGTATATGACGAATACGAAAGTCTTAATGACGGCTACATGGATCATGCCAATGAGTTGAACGGCTTCCTCGATGCTATTGTAGCTAATAAAAATATGATGATGCGTTATCTATTCTCGCCCTATAGCTTTATCCTAACCGGTAGTGATAATGACTACAGTTATGTGATTGATAATAAAGCAGTTATGGAGTATGCTAGCGACTTCTTTTACAAGGGCAATTAGATATCACTAGCTAAAGCTCGTCTAAACTAATTTACCAGAGGAAAATCAAATGTTGCCAAAAGACTTTATTAAAAAGGGGGCCAGGGTATGGGCAGTAATTCCCCACGAGGATGGTACATGGGGAACTATTAAATCAGTCGGGCGAAAGTATATAGTGGTTGATAACAAAAAGTTTGATATTGATACTCACCGTCAAGTAGGAGATTGGGAATGCGAATTATATCCTTCTCCAGAAGCCTACACAGAAGAGCGTAGAGGTGAATGCCTCATCGAAGAGCTCCGATGCACGTTGAGCCATTCTAATGTTACCGCCGGATGGTTCGGGGGGATAGATAAATTAATCGAAGCCTGCGAGATCATGGGGATTAATACTGATTATCCGTAATTCTATGAATAAGTTTAATGAAACGACAACTTTAGCGCATTATACCAATGGTGACTATGAGTGTACTCTATATGCTGATGGTACCCTGGTTCGTACTACAAGTGTGGTTGGGGCCCGCCCCGCCTATCCCTGCTCTATAGATATTAAGATCACTGACTACTGTGATATGGGATGTAAATATTGTCATGAGAGTTCTACTCGTAATGGTAAACACGCTGACCTAACACGGTTACTCGATGTCCTTAGTGATATACCTGCTGGGGTCGAGTTAGCAAACGGAGGTGGTAACCCACTATCTCATCCTAATATAGTGGATTACCTAGTAGAACTTAAGGCCCGCGGGCTTATAGCTAACATTACTGTTAACCAAGGTCATCTACATCGCTACGATACTCTAATAGAGGATATCGTAAGCCGGGAGTTAGTGCGGGGCCTCGGCATCTCAATTACTAGTAGTAACTATAGCAGTCTGATATCAGTACTGCGTCTCTCAGATAACATCGTGTATCACATAATCGCTGGTATCCATCCCGTTAGTATAATCGATGAGTTGGTTAATCTCAGTGCTGCAACCAGTAAGGTACTCGTACTAGGCTATAAGAACTTCGGCTTCGGTATAGATTATCATAGCCCTGAGGTAGATGCAGGCATAGCGCAGTGGCGGCGTTCTCTACCCTTTCTTATAGGCAGGTGTAATCTCTCCTTTGATAACCTGGCTATCGAACAGTTAGAGCTCAGACGTTTATTCACTGATGAGGGGTGGGCCCGCTTCTATATGGGCGATGACTTCCAGTTCACTATGTATATTGATGCGGTTAAGCAGCAGTATGCTCCTACTAGTCGTAGTTATAACCGCACGTCATTCGACTCTACTTCACTAATCGATTACTTCCAGGCAGGCTTCTCATGCACATCAAGCTAGGTGATGAGATTAATAATAAAGTAGTTACTAATATAGCATATCAATCAACGTATCCTAAGTCAGCGGGTTATAGTTATAACACGAAGGGTAACCCCTACGTTAATCATAAGAACAAAGTGGTTGTCACGTTAGATGATAATACTGAACTAACTTGGAATCCCTGGTTGTTTCAATTCAATTAATTATTCTCAGTGTAGCAGGCGTTATGTGCTATAATGATAATATATTAGTTGGTGATTATCTTGATTAAATTTATATGTGGGATAGACCCAGGTTTAGCTGGGGGGCTTTGTATACTACAAAAGGGTGATACCCATAATGTAGTTGATGTTAGAATCATGCCAATCTCTACGTCTGATAAGGATATAAACATGGGGGTAATTAAGAATTACCTGTCTCATTATAAACCTCATCTTACTATTATTGAGCGTCAGATAGTAGTCCGGCCCAAGATGGTTGAGGGAAAGGAGCAGCGCCAGGGTCTGGGTTCTGCTGCTAAGACTATGTTTAACTATGGGAGACTAGTTGGCCTATTGGAGGGTATAGGTCTGAATTATGTAATAGTAGATTCCCGTGAGTGGCAATCGCACTATGCCGATATGACCCCGCCTATCAAATGGACCTATAATAAACCTACTAAGACACGCAGTGTATCTATTGCTGTGAATCTCTATCCTGCTGTTAATTTATTCAGGACTTCTCTCTGTCACAAGCCCCATGATGGTATGGCTGAGGCAGTATTATTAGCTCATTATGGCGCAGAGGTTAGCGATGACCTCTAATATTATTACTAGTCGATCTGTAGCAGAACGCCCGCCCTACTACTCTGTTAGTGCACTGCGCGTATATCGCCGCTGTGGGATGGAGTTCTATCATAAATACGTTGACCTCAATAGGAAGAGTGGGGCTACGCGCTCTACTCTATTGGGTAACCTAGTGCATGGGGCCCTCGAGTTATACTATGATCCTGAAGTAGAACATGATTATAATCTAGAGCAGTGCCTCGAGGAGACCTACATAAGCGCGCTTATGGCCGCTGGTGTCATTGTATCTAATACGCCTGCGTCGGACCAGACCACTATCTCTAGTTACTTAATGGGCCTAGTAGATGGTTATGCAGTGTTGCATAACAGAGCCCGCGCTGACTATAAGGGTCCCGATGCCATACGCACCGCTGCCGGTAAGGTGAGTAGCGCTTATCAGTCTACTACTGCATGGAAACAGGCAGAGGAGCCCCTCCTCGCTCTACGGCATGCAGCTAATGAATATATGCTTATGCTTAATCCTGAATTGGATGTTGAGCTTGATGTTATTGGTGCACTGACTGACGCGTTTAACCTGTGCCGGGCCTTTATTCCTCCTAAGGAGTTTAAGCGCACTATCTATGTTGAGTTACCTATCAGTGGATATAATGACGGCACTATTATAAATGAGGTGCCCATGCCGACTGATTGCGGCGGTGATGCCGGTATCAACCTCCTGGGCTTCATTGACTGGGTGGGAATCACCTCTCATGGCCTAACTATAGTTGATTATAAGACCAGTAAGTCTGCCTATACTACAGATAAGCTGGCGTATAACCCTCAGCTCTGTGCCTATGCCTATGCCTATGAGAAATTGACAGGCACTCGCGTTGATGCTATGGGTATCTATAACGTCAGGGAGGGTAGTCTGGTACTAACGCCTATTGACCGCAGCATCA